GTCGAGTCTGGCAAAATTCAACTTGCTCGAATTCATAGACAGGCGTTTCCACAGTCATGGCATAGCCACAACTGCGAAACCATTTGTCGAATCCACGCATGAATTTGCCTAACTTGCTTCGCTCCATAAACACAACACAATCATCGCCATTATTGGCCAACTCAATTTCAACACCACGTATCTTTGCATAGACCCAGACCATCGCACACATGATTAAGCAATTGCCTAAAGATGTGTTCAAATCACCGGAACTACGTGTTCCACGCATCGTGAAATCCACTGAACCATCAACTGATTTAGCGGTTCCACGATTGCGTAGTTGCCATTTAAGCAACCTTACAAGCTCCCCCGAACCAGGAAAGAGTTGCAAGTAAAAAGAGTGTTCGTAGCACAACGCTTCCAATGACGTGTGCATGTCGAATTTAGTTGCATCAAGACCCAAGCCAACTGGACATTTAAATCTGTCCCATTTAGCCCGGAGTATTGTGGCGGAAACATCACTGTTAACGCCTTTGATGACGGTTGCTGGAGTTCGGGCACCAAACACACTATTAATCGCTTTAAAATAATGTTTCTCAGCATGTTTTAAATAGGTGCCCAAAACGAGGTTGTATCGCGCCGACCGGGGATTAATCACCCTAGGTGCTTTGCTAACATCCTGCTTCTCGAATTTGACGAAGGATTTCAAGAAAGAATCACGTTCCACCAACGGATCCCTCTGTAGAGATAGAAGTGCATTTTCATAAACAACACGCTTAGCGCCATGGTAGCGGTCAACAACTTGTTGACGGCTCATCCGGGGCAAATTAGGCATGTGTTCAGAAACACTATCACTAAACTCCTTAAACAGACTAGAACTTGAAAACCTATTCGAGGCAACATCCAGCGCTGGTCGAAACGAATCACCTTCTTTACACAAGAAGTATCGCTCGACAAAAGCACGCTGGATGGTATCAACGTTATTATTATAAACACCCATATTGTGTAATGGGCCAAACCCGGAAGAAACAACAAACTTCCGAGTTTTAGGGGGCATCCCGTTCCTGCGCGCACACAATTGGCCGCGACATTGTGTTCTCACCTGCTCCAAAAGGACAGGACTAACCACAGTGTCGCTTCCGCGCACAGTACGCGGGCACCCTCAGCAGACAACCGCTGCGGCTCTTGGAACATTTCCAAAAGCCTCACGGAGCCACCGGGGTGCTCGCACACGGACTGTTGCAAGTTGATCGAGAACGCCTTCGCTAAAGAATGCATTATAAACACATTGCGAATGAGCAACAATGTCACAATCTCTAACAAAGCCTTCACGACACACTCTCAAATACTCACGCTCGATCAGCAACCTATTAGCCTCATTATTAGGCAGGTTACCAAATCGTGCTCTCATATTGAGAACCATTGCAGCAGCAAACTTTGGCACAACGCGTACCTCCTTGTGCTCCTCAAGTTGCATCAAGGGGTCAACGCCCAAATCACGGAAGAAGGAATCCCAATCCTTCTCCGTTTTGCGTAAATGCCTAACGGCATCCAACTTCGACCGTACATTAGCAAGATCATACCCAGTTTCGTTGAACGTGCTAATAACAGCACTCTCAACTGGGTTCTTGCCATGCTGGTTGACGTGGGACATCATAGCATCACGCACCTCATCTCTCAAGGCAGCTTCATCCACCATTTCGTCAAGTGAGTCCATATCAAAACAGAACATGACGCGAATAAACCAATGTTTAATGGCTAAAGAGGAAAAGCGGCCCTTCACCTTGGACCAGGTGGATTTCTTTGAAAATTTTACAGTATCGTGTAGTGGACAGGTTGTAATCATGGTAAGGAAAGAAAAAGGGGGGTTTAGTGCAAACAGTGCACCAACTGGATGAGTCAGACATCACTGTTG